CACCCCTGAAAATCAGGAGTTGCCGCCACCAAATTGAACCTTTGTAGAACGCTCAGGTTTCAGCATCGGCATACGTGGGTCATTCTCACGCATGTAATTGTTGTCCACTGATTCCATCTGTCGTTCGTTCATATTTTGGAAGTGCTCCTTTCGAGCTTCGACATTTTCCCTTGCGTTCTTACACAGAAGGAGTCCGCCGACTTCCACGTTCCCGTCAAAGCGGGAGTCAATGTCAGACATCACTTGCAACTCTGGGTGGTCTTCGACCTTAACAGGCTCCCAACCCTCTCGGAATTTTGCAGAGACGTTTGTGTTGTCCGGTTGACCTAACATCGCCGTACGAATCCAGCGATACGAATACCCTTCGTCCTGACTCGGATCAGGGATGCGCGATGCAGGTGCCCATGTCTTTTTGCGCTCAGATTTATCGCGGGTCTGAGAGTCCCTTGGTGTACGATTGCTCATACTGCTTTCTCCTTGAGTAACTGCGCCGCATACTGTTCGGGTGATAACCCGAGTCGCTTGGCGAGAGCGACCTGTGTCTGTGTCAAGGTTATTTTGCGCGGTGACTTAGAAGATCGATTTGCGGGGGCCACCACGGTTCCCCGATTCTGTCTCGGCTCATCGAACTCGGTCGGGAATGTGTTCCGAACCTCTTGATCGATGCGCTCATAATATTCTGATGAACGTGGGTCAATGCCCTCAGAGACTAATTCGTCATGGACACCCATGGCAAAGCTTGTCATCTTTTTGTTCTTGCCAAACCATGGATTGCGTTCAGCCCATTCTACCGCTTCGTCATCCGGCTTGAATGACTGCTGTTGTGGTTCGGACTTAAACTCCGGCGCAGGTTGCGCGGGCTTGGCTGGTTTTGGTTTGTAACGGTCGTACTGGAGCTTTTGCGCCGACAGCTCAGAGATCTTTGACTGCGCTTCTATGATTGCGTCAGTGTCTCCGGTTTCATAGGCTTGCTTGTAGGCGGCTTTAGCCCGGTCCAGTTCGGCCTGTACGCGGGTCTTTGCCTGACTGACGAGTGCTTCCTCGCCCTTCGACAGCTTACCCTTGAGTGCTTCGTTCTCTTCATAGAGCTTCTTGGCCGCCTGAATCGCTTCTTCACGAATACGCTCCGATTCCTCTTTAGCTCGGCGCTCTTCGTGGTACTCAAACCGTAACTTTTTAATTCGGTCTTGAACTTTGCCTGAATAATCAGTCAGTTCTTCATCGTCTGGGACCTGTGGTTCATGGCCCTCTGGACGGCGTGGACGCCCACGATCCTCTTCAGGTGTGTCGTCTACAATCTCAACCTCAAACTGATCGTCAGCCTGAGTCTCTACTTCTTGTGCGTTTTCTTCACTCATACTCTTTCGATACCTCTTGGATCCTCAACAACAGCCTCGACCGAATCATCATTGACGAGCCGGAACTCTTGGCCTTGGACTTTGAACCGGGTTCCTGAATAGGACCGGAAAATGACCCAGTCACCTTCTTTGCAGTAGGGACCAGTCGGGAACTTGTCGGTATCGTAATATGCGTCTTCACCCATTTCGATCACGTAACCGAAAATAGAAGCCGTCGATTCTTTTGCGCGATAATCACTCGCTACGATGATGCCACCCTCAGTGGTTTCTTCCATTTCTGGACAGGCAACAAGAATTTTGTATCCTTGTGGGACTGGGAGCGTTTGCTCCAAGTCTTCAGTCATTTCAAACTGCTTAACTTGCATTGTTTCCTCGCTTACGGTTGAGGCCCGCAGTACCTTGCGTCTCTTGGACGAATTTTTTACTGCTTACAGTATACCATGGGTTGACAGCCTATTCGGCGCCTTCAACCTTTTCTTTTAGATCGACAATTTCGCGCTCGACCACAGCCAGCGCTTCGATCTGTCCGCACATCTTTTGGTACTGATCGTATGACTGGCATCCACCGCCTGCCATGTGATCCGCCACCGCATTCATGTGCTCACGGATTTTCGATATTAAATAATCTAACTCATTCATTGTCGTCTCCTTTTTCTGCAATAGACTCTGCGATCTCAACGCCTAACTTGACGCCTTCGATCTGCTCTTCTCTGTCGAGCTTATCTTTTTCGGTCGCAATCTTGACACCCAAGCGGGCACCCTCTTGACGCTCTTGCGAGGCGATCCGATCACGGTCGAGCTCTCGCGCCTCTTCTTTGTTGGTGAGGTCTGTCTGTAGCTTGGCCACATCCATATCTCGCTTGTGCTTGAACTCAGCTTCCTTAAGCGCAATCTCGCGTTGCTGGATCTGTGTCAACGGATCTCTTTGTTTTTCTTGTGCTTTCTTTTGCGCCATTTCTGCTTGGTTTGCCTGAAGCACTTTTTCAGTCGCTTCAGAGATCAGTGGAGCAAGCTCGCGCTCCACATCTTCAGGCAGTAGCGCTTCGTCTGATGGGAGTGGAACACCCAACTGCTTCTCGACATCCTTCCTGTACTGGAACGCCACGTGTTCTGTGACATGCTCAATCATTGCCCCTTCAATTGCCTTGGCAAACGGCGACTGACCCACCATTTCACGAATCTTCGGATCCTTCATCATGGCCATGTGCGTTTCAATGTGCGCCTCATGGTCCTGATACGCAAAGGCTTTGACCGGCTCTTGCTTCAGCATCATCATGTTTTCGGTCACGGGATCGTGTGGCTGAATGTCATCAGGCAACTTCACGATCTCGTCTGCGTTCGGGATCGACAGCGTTTCAAGCATTTGCCTGTGGAGCATGCCCAAGTTGTACAACTGCGGTGCCTGTTGCGCCAACTGAAGCGCGGCCTGATACGCAATGATCCGCTGGGACGTGGTCGCCGCGTTCGGGTCGGAAACAGGAATGACATCCACACGCTTGTCAAAATCATCAACCCGTGAGAACTCACCTTCGAGGTCGTACTCATACTCAGCCGACATGTGGTCGTGGACAATGCTTGCGAGTATCTTGAGCTCTTTCTTGAAGGTGTTATGGATTCGGGCCTGAACCCCAGACATCACCTTCAGTGAACGCTCTAACAGCGCAAGTGTTGTCCCGACTGGTGCGTTCTGATTGGCCGAAGAAATATCGACATCCGCCACCGAACCGATGCGGCGGCCCTCTTCAACGATATTGCCAAGTAAGTTGTAAAGAACACCGGACGGCTCCTTATAAGGAAGCGGGAAAATGTTATCCTTTATCGCGCCTCCGGGAATGTCAACATCCCGGAACTCGCCCGGCATCAGCGGCGAATCGTCTCCTTTGATTCGTAGTCCACGGGCCTTGAGGCCTGCTGGCAGGTTGGATAATGTGCCTGCATCCACAAGCTGACGCAAGATAGAGGTCGCAGACTTAGCCAAGCCACCAATAAGATGGATAAGGCCAGTGCCGTAGAAACCAAGGCCGGGTAGATAACGATAATGGACAAAATGCTGTCGCTTTTCTTTCTTGGGATCATCTTCGTACCAATTGCGGCGGATTGAAAGAACAGTTCGAGAAGACTTGTCTATCGTAATAACATAAGGACGGGCAATCCCATCAGCATCTCCAAACGGCTCTGGAAGATCATAATCCACGTGCATCTCGAGAATGGTGTGCCGATCATCATCTTCAACACCGTAAGGCGTTTCTCCTTCGAGCTCATCATACTTTTCCTCAATGTCGGAGTATTCAGGCGCAGGGTCTGGAAGGTCTATGTCACGGTAGAATCCGTTGACCATCATCCTGTGGATTTCGTTCGGGCTCTTCTTCATCACATGGGTGTAACGCTCGGCCATGACCAAGTCCGCCGCCCCGTATGAAACAACAAAATCTTCTGCTGGAACGAACATAGCAACCGCCCGCTCCAACATGGGATCGTAATAGACCTTCTTGAACGCCGATCCCGCCAAGGGAAGTTTGAACAGCATCTGCTCAAACTCATCACGGTACTCGGTCATCTTTTCGGTGAGCTGGAAGTTCATCTCGTTTTCAACACGAGACGCCTGCTTCAGCTTCATTTCATCAGCCGTGCCAACGACCTTTGTGCGAACGGGACCGCCCGCAGGGAATAATTCAGTAATTGCCTGTGCTTGGAAGCGCACAACCGCTTCAGTCAGTACGGGGTGAAATACACCGCAAGCGCCGGGCCATGGCTGGTTGCGGTCTTCAACCTTTAATCCAAGCAAATCAAGACCTTTGACATAAGCCCGTGCCCAGTCTTTACGTGACTCTTTGTCGCCGTAGAACTGTTCGACCAGTCCAGAGCCGATCTCTTGCAGTTCGCCTTCCTCTAGGAATTCTGCGAAGTTGGCGTCATGGTTTGGGCCCATGATGTCTTCTTGCATTTCGGGATCCAGCACGATGGTCATCGAGCCATCGTCTTCTTCGACCGTGACCGCGTCTGGGTTGATCGCTTCGACTTCGACTTCGGGGTCTGTCAGTGTTTCGACTTCAACGACATTTGTCGCTTCCATGGGCTTTTCAATTGCCATCAGTAATACTCGACTCGCTGTGTGTATTTCGGTTCATCGTCCCAGTCATCCATGGTGCTTCGGATCCACCCGCCTTGACGGAATCGAAGCAGTGCCTGAGACATTGAATCCACTAAATCATCGTGATCCCCTGTCGGGAACGCCGCACTTTCTTCAATCAGTTCATCTGCCCACCGTGTCGGTGGTGTCCACACGATACCCGACGCAAACAAATCAGTAATCGCATTCACACGGGCAATCTTATCTTGCCCTCGGGATGGCGTAAACTCCGTGACCGGAATCCCCATCGACCTTAACTCAAAAACCAGTGGCGCACCAGACGCCTTGGCCTCGATGATCATTTGGTCAGGTTCCCATTCCCAGTAATGCTGATGTGCAATTTTCTTCAGCTCTGGGAATTCGTACTTGCCTTTAAATGAATCCAATAGTATCAGATTCGGCACCTCTTTACCCTCGTCATTGGGGTGATAGAACACACCCCACGTGGTGCAGGCCGAGTAGTCTGAACGCTGTGTTTTCAAGAACGCCGTATCCCAAGACTGGATAATTGCCTCACACAAAGGCGGATTTGGGCTGTCCCACGTACGCCACCACTCACGCTTGATCAGTGCACCCTCTTCGGACGTTGGGTCTTGCTGGTACTGGGCTTGCCACTTAGAAACTGGCAGTTCGGCCTTCAGCGCTTCAAGTTGTGTCAGCGGCCAGTATTCAGGCCACAACGGCTCGCCTGATGGCATGATTGCCGGGAACTCAATCACCTCCCACTCGTCCGAGCCTTCGCGCTCGGCGGACTTTTGGATGATTTGCCCTGTGAGATCTCGAGCAGACCAGCGTGTCATCACGATGATAATCGACCCGCCCGGCTGTAAACGCTGTCGTGGGCCTGATGTGTACCACTCATAGACCTTGTCATACACTTCGGGGTTGTATGCACCCATGGCGGCGTCTTGTTCGGAGTGTGGATCATCGATAATCAGGACATCGGCGCCCTTACCAGTCACCGCACCGCCCACACCAATCGCAAAATAGTCTCCGCCTGCGGAAGTTGCCCACCGACCAGCGGCTTTTGAGTCTGCGGACAGGGATAAATCGGCAAACACGTTCTTATAATCGGGGTTATCGACCAAGTTGCGGACTTTACGGCCGAAATTCACCGCAAGTTCTGCGGTGTGTGCGGTCTGAATGATCTTTTTTTCAGGATATTGCCCAAGAAACCACGCCGGAAACAGGTATGATGCGAATTCTGACTTGGTATGTCGTGGTGGCATGTTGATAATCAAGCGCTTGAGCTCACCTTTTGCCACACGTTGGAACGCATCGGCCATGATTCGGTGATGTCGGCCCGCAATAAACGCAGGCCAGACCTGTTTGACAAACTCAATGGCTCTCGAAATCAAATTCTTTGGACACGTTCTTGATCATCTCGTTCGCATCGATATCAACCGAGGTGTCGCCGGGGAAGTTGATGATATTACTCATCGTAGTAGCCAAACATCTCTTCGATGATTTCGTCTACAGCGCCGTGTAGTTCAGCCCGAACCTCTTCTGGACCTTTGGTCTCTTCAACCTTGGGCACTTCAAACACAGTCTTGATGAAGTTGGTCATGGACTCAACGACCGCATTAGGATCTGAAACAGGAAGATTGATGGTCTGCTCGAACGAACAGGTTCCGTTTTCGTAGTGGATACTGAAATACATGGTGTCTCCTTTGCGTCTCCAATGAAAGAACGGGGTCCAATCGGACCCCTAAAGCAACTGTGAGACGAGATTGTTGCCTGTGTTTATTCTACCACTTCGTTTTCTTGCCCGTGATCAATAATCATCTTGTATGCGTCATGCAGTTTCATGCCCGAGATTCCGCAGGCAATGACCACATTGATACCTATTTCCATGACGAGCTCTTTCTCTTCGGGCTCGAGATCGATCTCAACGTTCGCAGATCCGTCCTCTAACTCTTCGAGGGTTGATAACTTCATTGCTCTGGCTCCCAGTTATTTTGCCGTTCCACTTCTCTCAAGACCTCGCCGAACAACTCGTCACTGATTTCTTCTTGTTGCTCATAGGCAACATTCGGCTGTGTTTGTTGCTGATCAGCAACACTTGTCACTACAAAGCCGACAAACAAGACAACGATCCAAATCATTTTTTGTACTCCCGACAGTAGTCTAGACTCCTTGTAGTCTAGACTCAAATAATAAAAATAGTAGTCTAGATATACATAGTTTAGTGCACTGTAGTCTAGACTCCTTAGTAGTCTAGACTCCGTTGTTTTAGAGAAAATATCATATTTTTTTTGCCTGTGCAATGTCATTTGTGACAGACAGGTCTACACGAACACACCATTTTCGTATCACTCAGGCAAACCTAGTTCTGTAGTCTGACTCCGTACTGGTAACAGTAAGCAATCAATTTCGGGCGAAGGTGTTACCGAGGGTAACAAATATATCCCACGGGTGTGTATGGGACCCAGAAGGGGAGGGGAGGGGGTCTCTCAGAGCCACACACGAGCTCTCTGTGCCACGAAAACGAAAGGGGGTACCCCTTACTACCACAACAGGCAAACAAGGGGAGAGAGGGGCTGTCATTT